TTTATTGTGGTCAATGTATTGTTTTGCGAATGCAACTATCTCGGGTGGATCTTGATAACCTCGCAATGCCAATGTTTCAAAGCCATATGGATTATTTAACATGTAACCCCATTTAACTTTTTCTCCATCTGATATTGGTAAGATATCTGTTGACAATGTTGATAGCATATCATTAAAGTTAATTGCTGCTTTTGCGTGTGCTGTTGTTCCTTTAATATATCCTGTAAATGGACTTCTTCCTTTAATGTATTTAGATAATTCCTTGACACTAGAATTTTTCATTAGATTCAATACTTCCGACTTCTTAATGTTATTTTTAAAGTCGTGTATCAAAGTAGATGTATCCTGTTTGTTTCTTCCTTTAAGAATATACCAAAGTGTTTCTTTCATGATTTTTTTGAAATCTTCCGGGAAACTTGATCTTACAACATCTAATCCTTTTATATCTAATTTATCCGTAGGTTTACCTTCTTTAAAAATAACCCATTGTGCATATCGTTTCTTTGCAATCCACAAACCAGATTTAGCAACATATTCTTGCTTAATTTGGAAACGATGTTTTTCAGTATTATGAAATACTTTTGCATATTGGTTATACATTGCATTTACTAAAGACTGAACTTCTGATGCAATTGCATTTGTTTGATCAATCATAAATTGCTCATCTGTTTCGTCATATTTTGGAAAACGATGTTTAATTAATGGTAAACTAGAAACGAATGTCGAATCTGTATCTGTATAAAATGCAAATTCAGCTTTGCCGCCTGATGCATTAATGAAATGGTCTATTCCTAATTCTTTTGCGTAATGATTATTAATAACCTTTGCTGAGAATTTAATAATGCTTTGACCGACTGCCGTAATAGCTCCTGCGTTATCTAAGTCATAAAAACGGAATGTTTTAAGTCCTAATACTCCATAAAATGAATTAAGCAATACTTTTTGTGTTAACTGCATTGCATCATAAAACTTATATTCTTCTGTTCCTACTTCGAATGTATCGCGTTTATCTTTATAAATAACGCGTTCGTCAAACCATTTTTCTAGAATAGTTGGAAGGAATCCTCGTTGATCGTTTCGATAAACTGTTCCGTTACTTGCAATTGAATAATTGTTTTCTTTTAGCCATTGCTTAACATCAAATATTGTTTGACCATTAATGACTCCGCGAGTAGGAACATCAGTAAGCATACATTCTTGATTCCAATTTGCAACAACACCTACTTTAGTTTCTGGAGAAATATTTGCTGTCATGATGATACTTGGATATAGCGAAGTTAAGTCCAAGTCATAAATCCATTTGTACAATCCAGGTATCGGAGGCATTACATATGCTCCTGCTAATGCATCAGCCATTGTTTCTTCTTCAATAAATCTGAATTGCTTGTTTGGTGCAACAAATCCATTTCGTTTTAAATCTACAATTGCTGCTCCATCTAGATATTTAGATGCAAAATACACATCTTCATATGGAACATGGCCTTTATGACAAATCGTACGTGCTAAGTTTAGTAGTTGAAGCTTGTCATCCATATCTACAATTAAATCAACGTCAGTCATATTGTAAAAAGCAAACTTGTGAATATCCTGAGTAAACAATGTATCTAAATCGCCGTCATACTCTACTTTTCCGCGACCTAATTCTTTTTTAGCAACAGTGTCTAATCGATAATTTGGTAGTTCAGTATATGTAAAGTTTTTATACAATTTGATGTAGTCTAAACTAGATACACCTAAAATTTTCCATTTACCTGATTTGCTTTGTTCAACAATGCCGGCAGGAGATAATTTTTTAATTGCTTGTGCGCCTAATACTTTTTTGATTCGTCCAATTAAATATGGAACGTCATATCCGTCAGTGTTCCATCCCGTAATTACAGTTGGATGAATTGCTGCAAATATATTGATAAATCGAGTCAATAAGTCTCGTTCATCGCGGAATATCTCTAATACGTAGCCATCGCCTTGTATTTCATGCTCTTTTATGCGGCCTAATTCGTCTAAAATTAATACTCGACGGTCTTTGCCTGCTTTGTCATAATATGCAATAGATGTAATTGCTGTTCGAACATCATCTATTGTACTATAACCATTTTCATCCTTTGCTGTTTCAATATCAAAAAAGAAATCTCGATGTCCTTTAGATGGTTCGTCTGATTCAAAGTATAAATCAATTAATGTTCTAACTTCTTCATTTAAATCAGATTCATATGATTTTGGATTGTCTCGATGATTCCCGGGATGTTTTGATAATTTTGTTCCGTCTAGAGATTGAAAATCTCCGTTTGGGTCTGGCAAATATCCGTATGGCTTGAATGCGAACTTATTATGTCCTAACTCATCATCCCATACGTGCATAATGCCGTTTTTCTTGTCGTAACCTATTGCTTGATATGCCATTAATTAATTTTTGTTTTTAAATTTACAGTTAGTATAATGCCATCGATACATATTTGATGGTTGTCCTTCTGTATCGCAAAATGGACATTTAATTTTTTGTTTAGGGATGCCTAATTTAGATTTACTTATCTTTTCCCTAACCTCAGTACGTTTTGCTGAGTTTAGCTCTCCTAACTGATCTGGTCTTGGTTTTCCTATTTTTGATTTACTTATTTTATCTCGGACTTCCGGACGTTTTGCGGGATTTTTGTCGCCTCGTTGGCGATCTTTATCTAGTTCAGTCCATTTATGTGGTATTCGTAGTTTAAGCTTTTCTATAATTAAATTATAATCAGGATGATTAGTAATCGTATCACCACCAGTACCTCCTTTTGCAATATTATATATCGGCTTTAATTCATTGATCCAAAATATTTCTCGTTCATTTAATTCTTGTTTTGATAAACAGGTTTCGATTATTTCTTTTTTAAAACTAGAACGACCATATTTTTTAATTGCTCTATTTAATAATTTACCGCTGCCTAAATACATAGGATTATTTTTTGAATCTTGTCCGATATAAAAATTACCATTAATCATATTTGTAGTTTTATAGATAATCATATTAACCTTTTAATATAAATATCTAACCCGTATCCTAAAACTATTTATTATATGCAACATAATTAAGATGTCGTTTTAATCCATAATCATCTAAACCATATCCATATACAAATTCTTCTCCGATTTCAAATCCAAAAAAGTCTGGAGCGAATGGTCCTTCTTTGCGTTTCAATAACGTTACTATTTTTACTTCTTGTGCTTGTCGGCTATTAACCATTTGTAAGGCTTCAATCATTGTAGCACCAGTATCTAGAATGTCATCAACGATATAAACTCGTTTTCCTTTTAAATCTAATTCTAAATCCTTGATGATTGATACACCGATTGAATTGTCTTGACCATCATATGATTTCAGTCGAATAAAATCAACTTCACAATCAATTGACATCATTCTAGTTAAATCTGAAAAGAAATGAAATGATCCGTTCAACACGCATATCATTACAGGTGGCAAATTATTACTAGAATCAAACATATGATCAAGTGATATTGCTTTTGCTAATTCCTTTACCCTTTTAGCAATGTCTTCTGAGTTGATGATGATTTCCATATTCGATGAATTCCATATACGTTAATACCAATTATTACTAAACTAAGAACCATGTGACTTATATTATTTATGTAAATATCATAAACAATCCAACCACAATCTCCTAGAATCCAAGTAGACATAGCCCACTTAGTTAAGCCTCGAGCGTTGGTAATATAACCTAATAAAACCAACGCAGTGCTTATCCATCCTAATGCGTCAATCATGGACGAGTATTTAACATTGCAATCTCATGCTCCCGAACTAAAATATATTCGACAGAATTTAATTGCACTTTCTTTTGCGATCCTAAATTACCAGAATATATTTTTACTCGGTCTCCTACTGTGACAGTCATTGGAATTTTATTTCCTGTTTGAGTAAATAATCCATCTCCTACAGCCATTACATCACATTCAATGTAATCATCCATTCCTGCCATCATGATGATGCCACTTTTAGTTTTTTCTTGTTTTTCTAATTCTTTAAGGAGTACTTGATCTCCAATTGGTTTCCAATTCATAACTTATTTCTATTATTGATTATACATGCTTCTAACTGAGTTAGGCGTAATTGAGCCTCCTACTAATCTACCCATAACATTTCCTTGCTGATCTATCATAATTACGGTTGGGACATTTTTTACTCCGTATTTATCTACTGCAGATTTATCTCGATCGACATCAATAAAACGTATTGGCATTTGCCCTAGTAGTTGTTCTATTTGCGGTTTTATTCGTTGACATGGACCGCACCATGGTGCTGTGAAATATAATAACTGTTTCATTTTGTTATAATATAATTAATTTGGTAATTTCCAAATGTTGTTGTCGTTGTATACATTATACTCCTCTTTTAGTATCAAATGCGATGATGTGGTCTCTACCGGTCATGTTATAACCTTGTTCTGCACACATATCAAATACGATTGGATACATTTTGATTAATTCTTCTCGCGTGTCGCCAGCTGGCATAATATAGGTCTTGTCTTTTGGAATATCAAGAAATTGTCTAAGTGATTCAATTTCTTTTAAATTTTCTTCGGTACCGTCCCATACTGGTTTGTAATGGTAATCTGTGTGAAAGATTATCATTGCATTCATTACTGCCCAATTCATTCTAAACTTGTTATGCTGTCTAACCATCTTTTCATCGGTAATATCACCTTGTGGTGTGGGAGTTCCCAATACGGGAACACTATTAGAAAACTTAGGGCTAAGAGATATAAGGCCAATAGGATAATCGGTCTCAACCATATGCGAGCCCTCAGTCTCGATCGTAATGAGAATGTTTCGTTCATGTGCAAAATGTGTCAGTTCGTTTACTAATGCTGGATGCATTGTCGGAGACCCTCCCGTTAACATCATTTCTTTTATATGAGGATTTTCATCATATATCGCGATGATATCATTGAATGTAAATTGTCCTTTTTCTGGGTGGATACTTGTATACCAAGAGTCACACCACCCGCCCTCACCGAAATAGCATCTATGTGTACATCCGGTAGTGCGAACTGCAATTGTAGGGCGGCCAAACCGGCTACCTTCGGATTGAACGCATCGATATAATTCGATGATTGGAAGTGTTTTGTCGTAATCTGTAATTCTTTTATTCATAATCAAAATGGTAAATCATCATCCTCTACAACCGAAGTAGTTGTTGGATTGTTATTAAAATAATCATCTAAGAAGCTACGTTCATATAACATAATCTTTCCTTGATAATATGGAGTATTTAAGTCACCAGCTTCATATTTAGCTTTAACATTTTTTGCGTGTGCATATACTTTAGCACTAGTACCTTGATCTGGAGTTCGATTACCTAAATATTGAAATATAGATATTAGATCTGATGCTGGGGCAACTGTGTTAAGTGTAATGTTAGAAGTATTTTCAACATCAATTGGACTAGCTGTTAATGTATACAACATTCCGTGTTCTTGCCACGTGGTTACTATTCTTTTATTCTCCATAACTTGCTGAGTTTCGTTCGTGCTCATAAACTTCTACTTTGATTGCTTTAACTCTGCCATCAGTTTCTGAAGTTAGAAAATCATTTATTGTTTTATAAAGATATTCTGCAAATCGCTCACATCCAACTGAATCCATAATTCTTAGTTGAATTATACCATCAATATCCATTTGTTTAAAATGTTCCATATATGGATCATCTAGGGCTATAATTGTAGTGTGATCTAATAAATAAGCAAAATAATCTTTAGGAGACATTCCGTGCATCTTAGTTTTTGCTCGTTTCATTCCGCCAAAATCAAACACCCAGTTTCGATGATCTAAATCACCTTCGAACCATACTCGAAATGAAACTGCATAACCATGCAGATACTTACAATGCGTACCATCTGCTCGCCATTGACGAAAACATGTTGAATATCCGTCAAATAATTTTGTTGAAGTATATCTTGACATATTAATATCCTTTTACAAATTGATAAAATTCTGATCTTGCATTTCCATCATCTAAAAATGCTCCTGATAATTTTGCAGTCTTCATTGAAGCTCCACGATGCTTAACACCTCTACAAGAAACACAGTTATGTGTTGCTTCAATCATTACAGCAACTCCTTTATTTCCTGTAATAAGTTCGTCTACTGCGTGTTGTATTGCTACTGTTAATTGTTCTTGAATTGCACCGCGTCTACCAAAATGCTCAACTACTCGATTTAATTTACTTAAACCAACTACATTGCCATCCGTTGCAGGAATATATGCAATATGAACTAATCCTTCAATTGTTTGATGATGGTGTGAACACATTGAAGTTAATGGAATGCCGCCTTCAAAAACAATACCATCATACCCATCACTAGGAAATGATGTGATATCTGACATAGGTTCGTAACGTCCTTTCCATAAATCGTTAACATATGCTTTTGCTACACGATTAGGTGTGTTATCTGAATTAGGATCATTTTCCCATGCTACTCCTAATGCTCGAAGAAATTCTCCATAATAAAATGCGGCATCTTTAATAATAGCTTGTTTCTCTTCATCAGTTAATCTAGCATCA